CTATACTGATAACCTACATCATTCAGTGGATAAAGCTCTCTGCATCTTGCAAAGAAGTCTTGGATTTCCTCTCCAGGGAAAACCTCTACTTCATTTTTGAAATAAAGATATTCATACTCCTGAACCTCCTGATATTCCTGCTGATAGCCTTTGAAAAACATCTCCAATTTCATTTTTACATAACTGGAGAAAGGATTGTTTTGGCTCATCTTTATCTTGTTCTTGTCCAGAGCAAAATAATAGGCTTCGCCTCTAAAATCTGATTTTAAACTCTCTGCTATCTTCAGCCTCACTGAAAAACTCTTTTCTATTGTCCCTGCTGAAAGCAGTATTTCTCCACTGTAAGCTCCCACAGCAAGACTCTCTGGTTTTACTGTGGTAATTTTCAGTTTTCCACCTTCTATTACAGCAGTTTCTATGAATGATGGTTTTAAAGAAACGCTGATTTCTAAATTATTTGGATTAACGATGTCCGCAGTAAAAGTTTTTGCAGAATCTACCCCTTTTATTAAAGTATCTTCAAAAATTCTTGGAGAAAAATCAAAATCTTTCACTACTTCCCCCGAAATAGTTTTGAATAAAATTATAATTGTTTTTTTCTTTCCTCCCGCTTTTATTTCTGCATGAAATTCATAAGTAGAATCTACTGGAGTGGTGTCTGAATATGCAGACTTTGATATTTGTATAACACTTTTATCAGTTTCTTTCAAAATATCCAAAGAAAAAGGATAAAAAGACTCCCAATCTGGAGTAATATTAAAAGTAATAGGCTCCGTAGTGCGGACTTCTAACCTGGTATCTCCACTAAGGGTCTTTGTCGCCTTGTTGTAAGTCAGAACAAGATCGGTCTTGTCTGTCACCAAATCCGATGGAGAAGCCTGCCCTTGCTTAACTTCTAGTTTAACAGTCACAGAAACAGAACTCGGCTCTATGTAATGCTCACCGCCTCTGTCATCTATCCCGTAAGCTTCGTAGATGATAGATGCTGAATATCTTCCCGCACTCAGTCCCGCAAGTCCTGTAACATCCAAAAGAACATCTGCTTGGCGTGGGTTAATCTTTCCGCTGTTTCCTCCCTCTCTAAATATCTTTTCCTTGGTGCTGACATTTAACCAGTTCGATGCTCCAAGGTTATAAGTCACCCGAGTTTTATAGACAAACTTCTTATATGGAGCATCATTCCACAAATCTAGTTCTGGGAAAGTCAGCCTGCTGGTCTGCTGGCTGGGCATTCCCTTGCCTTTGATGTATTCAAAAACAATAGTGGGAGGATTCACATCCCACTCCACCAAAGGAGCGTCTTCTTGTTTGTATCCGCCGCACTCATAACCATTTTGCGAGGTAAGTTGCCAATTATCACAAACCGCAATCTTTTTTAATCTAATTTTCTTTGCCATAATCTGTATAAAGAATTTCGTTTTGGTATTTTTTTAACTCTCTTTTTTCTGAAACTGCATTATGCACCCATATCTCTATACAATATCGATAATTCGTAAAGAGAATTATTCTATTGGGATTTTGCTCAATCATTTTTACGCCTGTAATTTCAGTAGGAATTTTCCATAGCAATTGGCGGAAAGCCCACCTGCTCACTACGAAATCCACATCTTTCGGCGTGTAGTCTTCTTGCAGCTGTTCCCCGAACACTTTCGCTACAGAACCACACACAGCAGGCGTTTCATTTGTCAGCTCTTCGACCAAGGAAATCACTTGGTCGCAAAGCTTATTCATCGGGTCGTTATCAAAAACCCTGAATTTTTGGAAAGAATTTTTATTTTCTCGCATTTCTTTTCTCTATATTTTCAAATTGTTTTATTGCGTTTTTCAATCTTTTACCATTTTCGGCATTCTCTACCATCCACGCTTCTACTCCGTTTTCTTTTAGTTCGGAAAGAACTTGTTTCAAGTCTGATAAAATTGGCTGCATTTCTGCTCCTAAAACCATCTGAGCCGTTGCAGGAGTCTGAACATCCCCTCCAGAAGTCTGTCCTCCGCCCGTAAAACCTCCTTCTGCGTAGCCTCTTGGTGCTTGAGTTCTCCCTGTTCGGATACTTTCCATCCAGTCTACTACATCAGCAACCACTGGATTCTGAAGCATCCATTTAGGAGTGACATATTCGTTCTCGTGGACTATTCCCGCTGGTCTGAATCCAGAACTATCAGGAGAACCGAAGCCTCCACCTGTAAAACCACCTTTGTCGAAACTGTCTGGCTGAGCAAGAACTGCTGCAATCTGCGCAGCGCCCAAAGCCGACACCACACCAGTAAGAACCCCAGCGGAAATACCAAAATCAAACTTAGGAACCTGCGCCCATATTCCGATAATTGCTTGTGCTGTATTGATAGCAATCTGTGCAATCGCCATTGCTTTCTGGATTTTAGCCTGCCTGTTTGCCAGTTCAGCTTTCTTCGCATCGGTTTCCTCCTCTAATAGCTGGACACCTTTATGATATTGTTCCTGGTTGATGTAGCCTTCATTCAGCTGTCGCAGAAGCTCTTTCTTCTTGTTGTCCTGCCCTTTGGTAAAACTTCTGAGTTCTCGCTCATTAAGTCTTTGCTGAAGTTCGGAAAACTGAGAAAACGCATTTTTCAGCGCCTGCACACCCATCATTACAGCTTGAAGCTTGCGCTCGGTAGTGTCTAGGTTTTTGAAAGTATCGCTCCACTGGGTAACCGAAAACCCAAGAATATCGACTTTGTCCATTTCCTTACGGGCATCTTTCTGAATTTGGGATTCATCACCTACTTCATTTCCATTCTTGGCAGCATTCAGCTTATTGACTTCTGTCGTGATGGATGCTATTCTTTCTTTAAGTTCCTGCACTGATTTTTCAGAAAATACATTTGGATTGCTGAGTAAGTCCTCCAATATTTTTTGCTCTTTTTTGAAAAGCTCTATCTGCGCCTGCAGTGCAGCTCTGTTTGCATTTTCTCTCAATGCTTTTTTGGCGTCTTCTAGCGTATGAATGTTTTTCAGCTCTTGATCACTAAGTTTCAAAAATTCCATTTCAGCAAGTTTTTCCCTTGCTTCCGCCATGGTTTTAATTTCTGTGATTTCATTCTCATTCTTTTCATGAACAAGAGCCGCCTCCTTCTGCAGGTTCGTGATATCACGCTGATGTTTTTCAAGCTCTGCTTTTTCATCAATCGTTTTTATCTTCAGCTGATGTGTATGCTCCATCTGCTCTTTGATTTTATTATTCTGCTCAATAATGGAGTTGATAACTGCTATTTCTTCTCTTTTATTCTGAATCGCTGCATCATAATTCTTTTGGGCTTGAGGACTTGCTCCTGCTTTTGCTTTTTGGAAATCAGAAATCTCTCGCTCCACTTTGGCAATAGCATCTTTCTTTTCTTTATTCTGATTCTCGATATCTTCTAAATTCCGATTGTGCTCGGTTTCCAAAAGTCTTTTTTCTTTCTCATAACCTTCGAGCTGAATTTTTTCCCTTTCATCTTCGTATTTTCTATGAGCGTCCAGAAGTTCTTTGTCATATTTACGCTTATCTTCTAATGATTTTTCATAAGCAGATTTGGATTTATCTTCTCCCGAATTCTTTTTGGGAGTCTTGTTTTTTGTCGGATTTGCAACAGCGCTATTTACTGGCTTATTAGAAGCAGGAGCAGTTCCACCCTCCTCTCCTTGTATTTTAGCTATCTCCTCTGCAAGCGCCCTCTGCTGGTCCGTTAAACCTTGTACATCTTGCTTTCTTTGTTCATAAACATGAGCATATTCTTTTTTTAACTCATCTGCTCGTTTTTTTCCTACAGCTTTCAGCCATTTTTGATATTGAACAGCTTCATTTTTATCAAGATTTACAACATCTTTTCCTCCAAAAAAATTACTTATTTTATTAGCTGCTTTATCAATAAGCCCAAGGTTTTCGCCCAATGATTCGTTTTCTTTATCAATAATCTGCTCTCCTATTTTATCCATTTTGGCTGTAAGGGCTTTTACTCTTGCCATTTTTAGGAGATGCTGGGTGTATTTATCGACCGCTTTAGTTGCTTCTTGAGTATTGATGTTTTCCAAATTCAAGAAACCTAAATACTCGGGAGAAATTTCGTTGAGTTTTCTAATAGCCTCCAGTCTTTTTTCTTTAGATAAAGTTTCGTCTCTGGCAGTTTTCATAAGCTGGTCCAGCTCATTTTTTTGAGAAACAATGCTTTTTTCTGCCTCTACAAAAGCATCATTTAGATTTTTCTGCTTTTGTGTAGATGCATCTACTTCCTTATGATAAAGTTTATATGCTGCCACTGCCGCCATTACTGCTGCGACTAATAAACCAATCGGGTTCATTTTAGTAGTCATATTAAAGGCTCTCATTGCAGCAGTTGCTCCAGCAGTATTTCCCGAAAGTGTAGCCTTTGCTGCTGCATACAGCAGGGTTACGCCTTTCGCTGCATTGTCTATCACCATTTTAGCCTTTTGGACTGCATTATAGAGAATGGTCTGCTGGTAGGCTTTTTGGGTGGAAAGAGCAATAAGATACATTGCTGCTTTATAACTGACCATAGCAGTAACCATCACCCCGATGATTTTTGCTAAAAAAACAAGTCTGTCTTTAAATTCCCTTATGCCGTCTCCCGCCTCCTTGGTCACTCCTGTAATGAAGCCAATCACACGGATAACATCCTCAAAAAGATTGATAATATTATTAGAAGTAAACATATCCGCAAAAGCATTTTTCAACTTTTCTACAACTGCTGCTGCGTTGTTATTCTTCTTGCTAAATTCATCTGAAAGGGAAGTTCCGTCAGCCATAGCTTTGCCAGACCTTTCCATAGCGGCTCTGAATTCATCAGTTCTATTGGCAGCTGCACCGACTGCCTTCTGAACCTCTAGTGATTTTAACCCAAGGCTGTCAAAAATCTCAACCGTATTTGTGGCTTCTACACCACGCATTCCCTCGGAAAATCTTAAGAAAAATTCTTCTGGATTGGTATTAAACAATTCTTTCGCCTCCGCCGTGGACATATGCATAGACTGGGCAAACAGTCCGATGTTCTCCCCTGCCACCTTCATGAAATTAGAATATCCCGAAGCTGCAATCTGAGAATCTACCCCAGATTCTTCAAACGCTGCACCAAGTCCTAAGACTTTATCAATAGATGGTTTGAGTGCATCTGGCAAAGCACCTATTCTAAGAGCAAAATCTGAAATATTCCCCTCACTGGCTGTTCCCGATGCAGCAAGTTCGTTCAAGGCAGAACCTACACCATTGATAGCATCAGCATAGCTCTGTCCTTTGGTCTCCTCGAACAATCCTTTTATTTTTCCTAAAGAATCTACCACGCCCTCTAAACCGCCATCGAAAGAATCTCCCAGGGCAACATATGCCTTGTCCACCTCTTGAACGAAAGATGCCATTTCCTGCTTAGGAACACCAAGCCGACCGCCCACTT